GAATAATCCTAAAAAATTTGCTATCGATGCAATTAAACTATTTTCTGGAAAAACAGCAATCGGTCAAACTTTAAAAATTGCTGGATATGCTATGGATGCTGCAAGTGTTGCTTATTTAATGATGGAAGCAAAAGAATTTATATCTCCTTATATATTTAATATGTCTGATGAAGATGGAGAATTCCCTACAAAAGATTGATTCCTATAAGAGCGGTATAATTTTTTTTACTACTTTTTCGTAATATTTGCAATTAGTGTCTGCTGTACATTTCTTACCTTCTTTCTTGCTATCGAGGTAAAGATTAAGTTTTTTATTAGTAGTATCCATCATTACACCTAAGCAATTACCATTATCCCAGTTACAGCAATGTTTTTGTGCTCTTCTTAATTCTAGTGTTTTTCTTTTTTCTACCATAATATTAGTTGTTAGGTGGCTGGAGTATTAATATACCTACTTTTGCATAACATTCACAAGGATTATATTACAACCACCTAACTTCTAATATTGTTTATCTTAGTATCTTTTTTTCGTCTTTAGCATCCCACTTACTTTCTGTTTTTACTTTAGATAGCAAGTCAAATACTTCCATTGATAATCCGTGTTGATTTTGGAATTCCATTGTTTTATGCAATTTGTCCAATCCCGAAACAATCAAGGTTACTTCTCTTTGTGTAGCTTTCAAAACCTTCCTCCTTTAGCAAGTTTACGCATGACATATTTCTGTACTTCTTCAGGTAGATGTTGATTTATTAAACCTAGTAATAACTGAAAATCTTTTTCATCTAGAGGTCCTTTTCTAGTGTTGCAAGTTTTGCATATTAATTGTAGGTTTTTCTTTGTTGATTCTCCACCTTTTGATATAGGGATTATATGGTCACACGCTATAGTTCTAATGTTAAGTTTTTTATCACAGTATACACAACCTAGTCCGTATATACCCCAAAACATTTGTTTTATTTGGTCAAGTGTAATATCAAATTTAACATTATTTTCTTTACTTCTTTTTTTAAGAGATGATTTAAGTGCTGACATTTTTCTTGTCAATTTTGTATATGCTTTTTTCCAGAACGTTTTATGCACTGGATACAATACGATTTTAAATCTCTCTTTGCTTATATTCATTTAAGAATTTACGTTATAGTCGTTTAATCGTAAATAAGTCCATCTTTTCATTGCGTACCCATCCTTTATTAATCTATTTTCTTTAATTAACTTTTTATAAGATTCCATAATGTAAGTCCTTCTCGTTTGCCTTAGTGGTGCTTTTCGAGTTCTTTGGCTTTCAGGTATATTCATTATGTGTTAAGATTGTAATCATTTAGTTGTAAATAATTCCATCTCCTCATAGCATATCCGTCTTCTGTAAGTCTTCCACTATTTACTAGTCTTGTATAAGAAGATATTATATAAGTTCTTCTTGTGTGTTTATTACTTCTCTTCGGATGTCGCCTTTGTCTTTTTGGTGTTTGCGTAATATTTCTCATTTTTCTCTCCTTCAGTCATTACTTGATTAGATATTAACTTTAAAATAGAAGTAGCTGTATAGACCATTCCGTCTAATATTTCTTCAAGAGCTTCTATTTCCCAATTCCTACCATCAAAGGGGTCAACTTCTTGTTGATATTCTCTTTTCCCCACTTCAAGTCTTTGTTTGATAAGTTCTATTATTTCAGCGTTCATTTAATGTATTCTCTATTCGTATAAGTCTTGCTAATACGCTTAACATTAAACCTAGCATCATTAACATTGTAAATTCCCAATATGGAAAATACTCTACGCTAAATAATGCTTCCCAATAGTATCTTAGTTGATTATTCATTAGTTGATTCCTTATTTGTTAAAGGGCAATTTATACTTAGTAATCCATTAGTGCCAACCTTTGAATTAAAGATGCTCATCTTGCCAAGCTTCTTAAACTACGTTGCATAAATTACCCTTTAATCTTATTAAGCAGACTTTTCTAAACTGTATTCTGCGTATTTATTACCTGTATGTGCTTCGACTAACTTTGTTGTTATCTTATGTTTGTCGAGCCTTAATCTATGTATTACCGCAGCTAATCTAAAGCAACCAAACTTATGTAAGGCTAGCATAGGATTTACTGATGTGCCATCTTTCATTAATTGCAATATTTGCTGTTCCTGAGACTTCTTTTCCATTAAGACCTCCTTACTCGTTTAACTTTAGTGATACTCATACCCGGTATATCTATACCGCATTTCATATCTTTCTTAGCTTCTATTTTATTAATAGACTCTATTTGTTTTATTACCCTGTATTCTTTAGGTACTTTAGTTTCATCATAGATAACTGTTGGTCCCCAAGTTTCAAACATCTTGTATCTTGCTGTGTCAGTTTCGTAGACACCATCATCGTTTCCAAGTTGCTCTACAATCATTGGTAATAATTCGTTTTTAAAGTAGTTTTTCATGCTTTCAACCGCTTTTCTTCGTAGTCTTAATCTTGCTGTTTCATCTTTGATAGCTTCTATTTCAGCATCAATTAGATATTCTCTTCTATTAAGTTCTACCATAAAATGGTCTATGCCTTCAGTTTTCTTTCTAATCTTATTCTTTACTATTTGTAGACCTTCTTCTATATTTTCAGTAGGAATTAACGGATGTAATGTAGGGTCTATATCTTTTAACCTATATTCTTTTGTTAATTCTAAGTCTACTAATTCAGAGATTAGGTCTCTTGTTGTTTGTTTTTTACTCATCTAATTCTCCGTTTGCTAAATATATCTTAGCTTGATATTCTAAGATATACTCAATTTGTTTTTTTAAACTTCTTTTTTCTTTTTGAGCTACTCTAATTAGTGTTAGTTTTGTTTCTGCAGATACATCTGCTTTAACTAACTCTTTTTTCTGGTCCCATTTCATTGGTTTGCTTCCTTTGGTAATCTAAAAGACGGTGTCCAGTTTAACTTTACGTTAAATAAATCACCATCAGAGTTTTTAAATAAAGAGACTTCCTTAGCTGTATTATCTTGTCTACCATTTATGCCTATAACTTTCCTTGATGCATTTTCTATTGCACCCGAACCTTTACCAGCATATATATCAAGTATTTCATTCCTACTATAATCTCTTGATACTTGTGAAATTTGAATAATAATAATATCCATATTTACAGCAAGATTTGATAGGTAATGACTTATGTATCTAACCTGTTCGTATTCTCCTCTAAGATGAGCAGGACATTCTAATAAGTCAATATAATCTATTACAACTACTGTTGGTTGCATTTCTTTAATCTTCTTTGCTATAGCTTCAGGTTGTGTTGCTATTGTTTGTATTGTAAGATGTGATAATTGGTCTGCGTAATCTTCACCAATCTGGTGTACATCATCATTTACCGCTTCTTTACCTAGTCCTGATACTATTTGAAGATTCCTTCTATGCATGTAATGTCCAGATAATTCCAATGATAAAAATAATGTTGGAAGTTGCCAATCAGTATTTATTATATCTTGTTGGAAATCATATCCTAATACTATGTTTTGAGCCAAAGTAGTTTTATTACTACCAGTTGGTCCAAATATAGTTACTAGCTCACCGGGATAGATTATGCAATCTTTGTCTTTTAGACCAAACATTTTAGCTAAATCTATGCTTTTACCAGTGTAATCAGTTGAGAGTCTCTCTTCTAATTGAGCTTGTAATTGTTCTCTTGTGTGTACATCTACAAGATAATCTTTATGCTTATAGTATACACATTTAGGGTCACAGTATTCAGACATTATAGAGTCTTTACAACCATATTGATAGCCATGGTTGTATGTAGCTTCTACTTTATCTATGATTATTTGAGGATTTAATTGGTTATTATTCCAATGTAATAAACTTGCTTTAGTAGCATCACTTGGTATTCCATGCCTTCTAAAGTGACTAGCCATTCTTAATACAGTATTATTTCTATTACCTTGAGTAGGTCCTTTCCTATACATCGTTTGAACGCAAGGTACTACGTTTCTTGGTTCTTGGACTGATTGCATAGACCTAACTTCAGGTACTTCTTTTTTTACGTATTTTTCTAAGCTACCATCACCTATTAATCCACCTAAAAGCTTTTGAGTTACGTTCATGTTAAAGTTTGCTTTTAAATGTATTTCTTGCACGCTGAATGTGTTTAGTTCTGTCATGCTTAAAGGTACTTTGTACAAGTTTGATTTAGTATTAAATGAATATGGTGAGCGTATAATTGCTGATTTAGTATAAATACTTAAGTCTATCTTATAGTCTATTAAATCCTTCATAGTCTGCTTAAGTATAAATGGTAAATCTGAGCTTGGTTCAATATTAAAGCACTCTCCAGATATATTTATATGGTATCCTGTACCACTAAAGTATATTTGGAAGTTCTCTTCCTTTAGACCAAGTTCAAGTAATTCAAATAGTACAAATTGAGCTTGTTGTAGCGTGTATTCGTCTGTTTGTTGTCCTTTATCAATATCGATAGGTACTTCATCAATATATCTTTTTCCAACAAAGTTTTTAATACTACCACTTTTGTTTATGAATTTTACAGCATCTTCGTCATACAAAAATACACTTCTGTACATCTGTATTCCTGCTTTCAATTCATATAAAGTAGCCATGTAATCATGTTCAGAAACGAGAGTCCCCCTTGCTGAGGGACTCCCGATTGCTATTTCTGCATACATTAGAACTGAAGTGCTCCAGCACTAGCAGGACTTGATACTACATTTCCATCTTCGCTTACTTCTTTGATAAGATTCTTAGATTTTAAGAAGTTAACGTACCCTTCAAAATCCTTTTCATCTGTACCTAACTTAGGATAGACTTGAGTATATGATTTACCATTCTTAGCTAATCCTTTATAAGCGTATATAAAGAATGTTTTATTAACTAACTGCTTTAAATAGTTGTCATGTAGATGCTTTTCAAAACTTTCGATAACATTCCCTGTTTTGTCTACGATAGTACCTGTCTTGTCAGGTCCACCTTCGAATCCTATTGCATCAAAGAAATTATAAGCTCTTTTTAACAATGAACATGACTTAATAGAACCATCTGGCTCTTTATCATAACTACCTAATACTGACATAGTATATGGGTATTGTGAATTTGGAGATTGTAAAGTTATATCGACAAACATATCAGCCCAATCAAACTCTTTTGTTCTATCTTCAAAGTTTGTAATAGTTGCTGGTATTATACCTAAATAACTTCCTGTTGATGTTTCCATTTCTTGCGGTCTGAATTTCTCGGACATTTAGTTCTCCTCTTTGTAGTTGATTATTTCTTTTTTGATACTTTCATAATTAAATGGAAGTCTTTTTTGAGCAAGTGGCTTAAGCCTACTCCCTACTACTCTTTCATCATAAGCTTCAAAAGATATAAAGTATTTACCCCCATCTTTATCGGCTGTACAATAGCCTATAACGTCCGCTTTAGCAGCTAAGCTATACCCTAGTCCCCTTGGTAATTCGGGTCCTACTTGAGCTTTGCCATCTACTACATTCGTTGTCTTGCTATGACTAATAAGAATAAGGTTTGCACCCATCTTTTTAGTTAATGATTGAAACCGTTGAATTATGTCTAGATTTTTACGTCTAGCTTTTCCCCAATCAGCTCCCCATGAACCTTCACCCATAGCAGTAATACCTAGTTCTCCAAGAACTATTGTTTCTACCCATTCATTTACCTGACCAATAGTATCAATTACTATAGTATCATAAGGTAAATTATCCCATTCTTTTACAAGCCATTGATAAACTTCTATCAAACTATAAACGGGCATAGGCTTTCCTATGTCTTTACCAGTTCTAAACTTATATCCTCTTTCCTCATAAGGTGTGATTTCTGTTTGTGGTTTTCCTTTTGCAACTACTTGCTTTCCGTCAACCATTACATTTCTCATTGGAGGATTAAGTTCAGTTACTGTAACTACATTAGCTCCATCAGCAAAATCAGAGCCAAGGTCTGTATCAATCATTAATACTCCCTCAGCTCCTTTCTCACTCCACGTACTAGACGCAGTAGTTTTACCTGTCTTAGGTTGCCCTATCAGAAAATACGTTACTCCTGATGGCATTATCGACCAGTTGGTCTTTACTTTCCTTACTTTTATCATTTAACTCCTTGTTATTTAGGTTAGGTACTATTAATGTCCCATAATGGATATTTATTGGACTCAAGCTAGACCAAATATAATCATAATAGGCTAAATTTCCAACCAAGTTATACACTTGCGCTGTAACTAATGATGCAATATTTAAAGTAGCAAATACTGTATGCTTCATTGAACATGGTGCTGGAGCTACTGATTTAGTTGGTAACCAATGTTTCATGTAATCACCTACCATAGGTTCACCACCTCTAACAGTTACTAACTCTATACTTGTTGCACCCATTCTTGCATCTATAAACCACGCTTCTGGATTATTAGAATAATATTTTAACCAAGTATTGTATGCTACATATCTTGATTCCATATCATCAGTACATACAATAGTTTTTGCGTACATTCCTTTTTCTCCAACTTCAAACTTATTGTTAATTGGAAAAAACCATTGATTATTATTAGTGTTTTCTCTAGAAGGATGTGTAATCATCTCACTAGGGTCTTTTTTATCAGAATATTTACTATGTAATATCTTAGCTGCTTCAGTCTTTAACTTACCTACGTGTTCTACAAAATACGCTGTTGAAGATAAATTGTGACGTTCTACTACATCATCATCATATCCTTTAATCGTTTTAAATCCCATTATTGTTAGACTTTGGATAAGAAAAGAACCTATTCCACCCAATCCTATAATGGCTACTTTATCTAAAGAGTCAATACTAATTAAATCTTTATTTCTTAAAAATCTAGTATCATTAGCAATTTCCAGTTTCTGCATTATTTACTCCATTTATTAGTTGCGTCATTTATTATAA